AAGAGGTGCTACAAAAAGATTAGAATCAAATGCTGATATAGCAGAAGGAACAGATTCAGATGGTTTAAAATCTTTTACTAGTGATGGTTTTACTCTTGGTACTAATGATAAATATAATTGGGAAAATGGTTGGACTTATACTGGGTGGTGTTGGAAAGCTAATGGAGGAGTGACAAGCTCCAATACAGATGGTTCAATAACTTCTACAGTACAAGCAAATACAAAAGCTGGTTTTAGCATTATGACTTATACAGGAACAGGAAGTAATGCTACTATTGGACATGGACTATCAGCTAAACCAGATTTTATACTTACCAAAAGAAGAAGTGCTTCTCAAACTTGGGGAGTTTATCATACGAGTTTAGGAGCTACAAAATATCTTGCTTTAAATACTAATGCTAATGCAGGCACTAGTAGCTCTTTTTGGCAAGATACAGAACCTACTACCTCTGTTATATCTTTAGGTAATGAAGGTAGAGTAAATGCAAGTAGTCAAACCTATGTTGCATATGCGTGGCATTCAGTTGAAGGCTATAGTAAGTTTGGAACTTACAAAGGCAACGGCAATGCAGAAGGGGTATTTCTTTACTTAGGCTTTAGACCCAGATTATTTGTAACGAAAAAATTAGGAACTGATAATTGGGTAGTAATAGATTCTGCAAGAGAAACTTTTAACGCAATGGGAGAAAAAATTTTAATGTGGGATACTAATGATGCAGAATTTGACCCTAGTGCTGTAAATTTAGATTTTGTTAGCAATGGGGTGAAAATGAGAAATACTGATGGTAAAATTAATGCTAATGCAACTGATTATGTTTACATGGCATGGGGCGATGTTCCGTTTAAGTATAACAATGCTTTCTAGGTATAAATAGAGGTAGGAGAAAAAAATGGGTAACGCAAGAAATCTTGCAGACTTATTGTCTGGGGGGGATAGTCAACTTACAGCTGCAGATATAGATGATAATTCTATTACTGCTGATAAACTTGCTAATAGTGCTGTTACGAATGCAAAAATATCTAATTCTACAATAGATGCAACTACAAAATTAACAGGTGCTATTCCCATTGCAAATGGTGGTCATGGATTAACTGGTTTTGGTTCTTCTGGAAGTGCTTTAATTGTAAATGATGCTGGAACTGCTTTTGAATTTGGAGCGGCAGCTGCTGATTTAACTCCTCTACAAAAAGACATTGCTATACTTAATTTAACAGATAATATTGCTCAAAGTAGAGGTTATCATAATTTATCAAGCATTGTAACAGATACTTTTGAAAATACGAATAATACAGGAAACAATACAAATGTTACATTGCAAACTGGTGGTATGGCTGTAGATGGAACTGCAACTGGAAGTTTTCAAAGTACTTCAACAACGATAACAAATGCAGTTACAGAAATGTCTTGTGTTATACTATATAAAGATACAACTGGTACAGCAACATTAAATACGGATTTAAAAGTAAGTTTGTCTGCTGATAATGGTAGTAATTTTACTCAAGTAACTTTAACTGCAGCTGGAACTGGCACTGTAAGCACTGGACAAATTACAGCAGTTTCTAATAAAGTTACTGTAACGAGTGGGACACAGGTTAGATACAAAGTAGAATATGCAAATCAAGGTGGTAGCAAAAGCACAAGAGTACAAGGCGTAACAATTATATACTAAGGAAAAAAATGGGAAACGCAAGAAATTTAGCAAGTTTATTATCCACTGACGACAAAGTTAAATCAGATGATATTGCAGATGGTTCAATTAATGCAGATAAGTTAGCAGGTTCAATTACTGGTGCAAAATTTGCTGACAGTGCTGTTGATGTTACATCAAAAGTTACTGGAACATTAGGAACTTCAAACGGTGGATTAGGACTTACATCTTTAGGTTCTGGTGGACAAGCATTATTAGTTAATAGTGGAGGAACAGCATTTGAATTTAGTGCTGTAACTTCTGATTTAACAGAACAACAACGAGATATAGCTCTTCTTGCATTGAACGATACTATACAACAATCAAGAGCATCACACGAACTTACGTCAAATTTAAATGATGCTTATGCTAATACTGACAATGTTACAAGTTTAAGTAGTGTTTCTGTTTCTGGTGGAAAGTCTAAAACCTCTAGTGCTCTTTCTGGAACTACTGTTTATATAAATCCTTGGCTTACATCAGGAACTTTTACTTCAATTGATAGTGCTTCTACTCCTAGTTTTACAATAAGTTCGCCTGGCACAGGTGCATGGGAAAGTGGTGGTTCTAATTTTACTTATGTTGACCATACGTCTTCAGCTCCAGGCGGTGGTGGATATTATATAGTACCACAAGGAACAACATATAATTGGGCAACAACAAAGGTAACATGGACTGCACAAGTAGTTACAAAAGCTGGTGGTGGTGGAGGTGGTTGGAATATGCAAATCACAAAAGCTGCACCTACTATTTGGACTGCTTATAATTCAGGAAGAAACCATACAGGTGGATATGACCCTAACATGGGTTTTAGCAGTGGTACTGCTAGTGTTGGTTGGCAAATAAGGTTTACTTACTCACCACTAGAAGACCAAAATAGTATTACACAAGAAAAAAGAAATAGTAATAGTGGAACTTGGACTAATATTAACCAAGCAACTGGAAATGGTTTTAATTCTGGTTGGTCAACACTAGATGTTGCTACTTCTGGATTAGTATATGCTGGTTATTCTTTTAAAGATGCAAATCCAAACTGGACAATAAGAAATTGGTTTGCAGTAGAAACAGGTGCTCAAAATGCATCAGGTAGTTATCAATCTACGGCAACAACAATATCAAGTGCAGTAACTCAAATGGGTGTTGTAGCATTAGTTAAAAATGCAGCTGGTACAGCAACATTGAATACAGATATAAAAATTTCTGTTTCTGCTGATAATGGTAGTAATTTTACTCAAGTGACTTTAACATCTACAGGTCAAGTTCTTTCAACTGGTTTGAATACAATTATATCTGATAAAGTTACTGTTACAAGTGGAACACAATTAAAATATAAAGTAGAATTTGCAAATCAAAGTGCTTCTAAGTCAACAGAACTTCATGGTATTTCATTAATCTATTAGGAGAAATTATGTCAAGTGCAAGAAATTTAGCAAACTTATTGTCTGGTGGTGCAACAACAATTGCAACAGCAGATGTAGCTGATAGTGCAATAACAAATGCAAAACTACAAGACGGTATAATTACATCTGGAAAAATAGCAAGTGGTACAGTAAACTTGTCAAGTAAACTTACTGGTGCTGTTCCTATTGCAAATGGAGGCACAGGACTTACAAGTTTAACTGCAAATAAAGGTGTTATTGTTAATTCAGGTGGTGATGGTTTAGAATATGGTGACGTGGTTGCTGACGTAAAACCAGTGCAAAGAGATATAGCATTATTAATGTTAAACGATAGTATAGAACAAAACAGAGTAAAATTTACTGGTATTAATATAACTGCTGATATTTATCAAGATGCAAATAGTATTACAAGTTTAACGAACACCTCTAGAAATGCAAGTGAGTATGTAAGTATCACAGATGTTAGTGCAAATGCAACAGGTAGTTATGAATCTACTGCAACAACAATATCAGCTGCAGAAACTAAAATGTCTTGTACTGTATTATATGCAGATGCAGCTGGTACAGCAACACTAAATACAGATTTAAAAGTAAGTTTGTCTGCTGATAATGGTAGTAATTTTACTCAAGTAACTTTATCTTCAACAGGTAATACTTTTTCTAGTGGAGTTAAAGTTGCAGTTTCAAATGAAGTAACCGTAACGAGTGGAACTCAAGTTAAATACAAAGTAGAATTTGCAAATCAAAGTGGTAGTAAAACAACAAGAGTTCATGGTATTGCAATGGTGCATTAATAATGAGTAAAACAAAAGACATAATAGATGAAGCCTTAGGTGCAGTGGAACTTGCAAAGTCCGAACCTGTGCAGAAGAAAGTTATACCTAGACCTAAAGAAAATAACGAAGACCTAGAGAATGATTACAAGTACCAGAGAGAGAACTTCTACAATCTAGTAGAGAAAGGTACAGATGCGATTGAAGGTATATTAGAAATCGCAAGAGAAAGTGAACACCCTAGAACATATGAAGTAGCTGGTAATCTAATCAAACAAGTCGCAGAAGTTACAGAGAAACTTGGTGACCTACAAGAGAAGATGAGAAAATTAAAGGAAGTTCCAAACAACGCACCAAAGAGTGTAACGAATGCGTTGTATGTTGGTTCGACTGCTGAGTTACAGAAGATGTTAAGGGATAGGAAAGATGACTGATAGTGTATATCTAGGTAATCCTAATCTAAAGAAAGCAAATGTCCAACAAGAGTGGACGAAAGAAGAACTTCTCGAATATAAAAAATGTATGGACAGTCCTCAGTATTTTATTGAGAACTATGTAAAGATTGTTTCACTAGACGAAGGTCTAATACAATTCAAGATGTATCCATTTCAAAAAGAGATGGTTGGTACATTTCACAAAAATCGTTTTACTATCTGTAAATTACCTCGTCAGTCTGGTAAGTCCACTGTGATGATTTCCTACCTCCTACATTACGCACTATTTAATCCAAGTGTTAATATAGCTATACTTGCAAACAAGGCTGCAACTGCAAGAGATTTGTTAGGAAGACTACAACTTGCATACGAACATTTACCAAAATGGTTACAACAAGGAGTAATGTCTTGGAACAAAGGTTCGTTAGAATTAGAGAATGGTTCTAAGATACTTGCATCATCAACATCTGCAAGTGCAGTAAGAGGTGGTTCATACAACATTATATTCTTGGACGAATTTGCATATGTTCCTTCAAATGTTGCAGAACAGTTTTTTAGTTCTGTGTATCCTACAATTTCATCTGGTAAATCTACAAAGGTGATTATTGTTTCAACACCACATGGTATGAATATGTTTTATAAGATATGGACAGATGCAGAAGAAAAAAGAAATA